TCGGCCTTGAGGACGGCTTGGGCTTCGTTGGAGATCGGTTCGTGCGGGTTGAGGTCGTTCTTGCGTTCGCCCGCGAACACGGCGGTGTAGCGAACACCGTCCTTCGCGTCCTTCGCCGACTGGTCGACGTGCATGGCGATGACGCCAATCGAGCCGACGCCGCCGGTGCGCGCGACAAACACGCGGGTGGCGGCTGACGCCAGCGCATAGGCTGCAGAGAACGCCATGTCGTTGGCCACGGCCCAGACGGGCTTCACTTCCGACGCCGCGCGGATGCGGTCGGCCAGATCGAACACGCCGCCCGACTCGCCACCCGGCGAATCGATGTCGAGCAGGATCGCGGCGATCTCAGGGCTGGCCAGCGCCGCATCCAGTTGCGCGGCGATGCCGGTGTAGCTGGCGAGGCCCGAATCGGCTTCGATGCCCGAGGTTCGGCGCACCAGCGTGCCGTGGATCGGGATGACGGCGACCTTGCCGCTCGGAGGCCCGGGCGCGCGGGCCGCAGGCGTGTAACCCACGGGCGCGGCGAGGTCGGCGAGGCCGATGCGCGCACCGAGCACGGAGAGGATGACGTCGAGTTTCGGGCGATGGATCGCCAGCGGCACGCCGAACAGGCGCGCCGCCAGATGGGGTAGCACGGTCATGGGAATCCTTGTGGAAGGCGGTCTGGCAGCCGTTCAGGAAGACGTTTGGCTGCCGGTGATGTCCGGCGCGTTGGCGCTGCGGTTGGGTTCGGCGCTGCCGCCGTCTTTGGACGTGTAGCGAGGGTCGGAGTCGAAGATCAAGCCGAGGTCGTCGGCGCGCTGGTTGTCGGCGGCAATCTCGCGGTCGACGTCTTCGGCGTCGTAGCCGTTGGCCGAGATGGCTTCCGAGCGCGACATCAGGCCCGCGCGGATGGCCAGCAACATCGCCTTGAATTCCTTCTCCGGATCGACCCACTGCCAGCCCTGGGGAATCCACTTCACCTGCAGGTACTGGCGGCGACGCACCGACCCGCCACGCGCGAAGCCCGGCGCGTCGAGCGCACCGGCGAGCACCGCCTGTTTCATCCAGGCGGCCCAGACCGGGCGGCACATCTGATGCACCAGCACGCTGTGCTGCACCATCTCGCAGCGACGCCGGAACTCCAGCATCCCGGCGCGGATGGACGAGTAGTTCACGCCGGTCAGATCGCCGGTCAACTGCTCGTAGGTGATACCAATGGCGGCGGCAACCGCGCGGAACTGGGTGCGCAGGAATTCGGAGTACGAACCGCCAACATCAGCCGGATCGGAGAACTTGATGTCCTCGCCCGGCTCCAGGATCTGCAGCGTGCCCGGCTCCAGTCCGGCAAGCGCAATCCCGTCGGCGTCCGCTGCACCTTCGCCCATCAGGTTGTCCTCTGGGCTGGCGCGCGTGACGAAACCCGCGAACATCGCGGCGGTCTTCTTGCGCACCAGCTCAGCGTCGTCGTACTGGTCGAGCTCGTTGAGCTTGACCAGGGCCCGCGACAGCCACGGCTCGCCCCGGATCTGGCCTGGGCGCAGCACGCGGAACAGGTGAATGATCTCCTTGGCATCGATGCGCACCGTGTCCATCCCGCCCTGGCCCGACATCGGGGCAATCGGTGACAAGTACGGCCCGTCCTCCGGGTGCGAGCGGTACAGGTGGTAGGCAACGCGCCGGCCAAGGTTGTCGAACTCGATGCCGGAGCGCACGACGTTGCCGGACGGCAGATCGGTGTTCAGGTTGATGGGCAGGTGCTCGGGCTCCAGCAACTGGAGCTGCAGGGGCACCGACAGGCCATCCTCCGGACGGCGTGGCCGCAGTCGGATCAGGCATTCGCCACCTTCGAGCATCGCCCGACACGCCAGGGCCTGCAGCCCATAGAAGTCGGTCTGTCCGGCCGCGTCGGCTTCCTCGACCCAATCGCGCCACAGTGCCTGCACCTCGGCCTTGAACCGTTCGTCGCCAGACAGGCTTTGCGGCTTGATGCCGGTGCCGACCGCATTGGCTACGAAGGCTTCGATACCGGCCTGCGCCCAGGCATTGCGCCGAACGAGGTCCCGGCTCTTACCGCGCAGTTCGGCGTTGGTCGCCAGCATCGCGGCGACCGCACCCGGATTGCCGGGCATCCAAGCCAGCGAGCGACGGCCACGACCTGCGGCTTCGTGTACCGGCGAGGCACCGAACAACCGGCGCACGGTTTGGGAGAACCACGCCATATCAGAACCCCTTGCGCGTGGTAACGCGGATCTGGCGTGGCGCACCGGGCAACAGCCCGGTCTCAGCCGCCTGCAGCAGCAGGCCCCGCCTGACTTCGCGGATGGCGGCCATCAATTCGTCGACAGAGCGGTACTCGACCGTCTTGTCGGCAAAGGTCACCCGCCGTTCGCCCTTGGCGAGTGCGGATTCCAGGGCCTGGAGCTGGGTTTCTGTGTAGGCCATCAGCGGTACACCACGAGATTGATTTCGGAGGAGTCGTCGAACGACGTTGCTGTCGTCGCGCAGGAGATGTCGACGTACTGGGCCGTTTTCAGGTCGGAGCTGGCGCGAACGACAGCCACACGCTGCTGGCCGCTGTTGCTGCTGCTGCGTGCGAGCGCCGTCCAGCAGTAGTTCGCATCCGGCATCGCCAGCGCAAAATGCACGCGGTAGCGGCCCGCCGCTGTACGCACGACGCTGGCCACGTTGTGCGCGCTGCCGATCACGATCTGACCGCCCACGTAGCCAAAGCTCACCCACACCCGAGCAATTCCAGGGTGCGTGGCGTCGATCTTGGCCTTGACCTCGAAGCCGATGCGCGCAGCCAGGGCGGCGATGCTGGACGCAAGGCTCATCAGGCCAGCGCCCCGTCGAAGATCACGACGAAGTCCGTGTCGGTGTTGCCAACATCGACGGCCGCAACCGCGCCAATGTTGGTGCGCGCCTGAAGTTGCTCGGCAACGGTCAGGGTTTGCGCCGCGTCGTACCGCACCCGCAGATTGACGGCAGCGAGGAGCGCGTCCAGGCCCGTAGTGCCGTTCTGCAGCAACTGCTGGATCTCCACCAGGGTGTCGTAGGCGGCGTCTGCTCCACCGAGGATGTCTGCCTTGAGCGCGTCGAGCAGCGACACGATCTTGTTCGACGAGTAGGTGGTGGAGGTGGCGATCTGGTTGTCGTCGATGGCGGTTGCGGAGAGCACCGCCGCCTTCAGTTCGTTGATCGCCGCGACCAGACTCGACTTGTCGGTGGTGGACAGGCTGGCGAGATTGCCCGCCGTCGCCCGGACGTCGTTGAACTCCTGGGCGACCCGGATGACCAGGCTCTCGATACGGGTGGCAAGACTCATTTGTTCTCCTTGGTTTGAAGGCGACTGCCATCAGCGAAGCCAACGGCTTCGGATGACGCGTCGACCGGTATTGCGGGTTCCAGAAGCAGCGAGGCCACCGCTGGGGGTGGCCTCGTTCAATTCGATGTCGTGGATGGGCGGTGGCGCATCCGGTGGGGGCGCTACCCCAAGTTGCCGCTCCAACTCCCGCCAGTGGCGTTCCTCGAAGCGGTCCAGTCCCGCCGCCGATGCGGCCGCGCGGGCGTAGACGTAGCAGTCGAGCGCCTCGTTGCGCTCTCGCATCTTTTGCCATTCGCGCACCGGGAATCCGTTGCGGTCGCGGCGCGTGATCAGTTGCTCGGCGCAGAGCTGCTGGATGAACTCGGCGTCGATCTTGGGCAAATGGACGAACCCGGCTGGAAACACCGGGGTCGAGCCGTCCTCGCCCACATCCGCGCTCTTGCGCAGGTTGTTGTAGAACTCCAGCTTGGCGATCCCAACCGCCACCGTGAACACCTTGATGCCTCGGCGCAGTTTCTTGCCACCCTGCGACACATCGATGGCTGTCGGTGTGCCGATCAGTGCGGCACCGCGCGGCACGCCCTTGACCGCCATCACGCGCGGATCGTGGCAGGCTCGCACGAAGGCGTAAGCCTCCTGCGTGGCAAAGCCGGTGTCCAGCGCGAAGCGCGCCAGTGGCATCGCCACCCCCGAGGCGTGCGTCCAGTTTTCAGCCAGCATCGCGGCCAGCGCCTTCCACACCGCGTCCCGTGCGGTATCGCCCATCAGGACTCGGTGCTCGATGAGCCAGGACTCCTTGCCGCGCCCAAAGGCCCAGATCGAGGCCTCGATGCGATCCTTCTGGACGTCGGCCGCACCCACCAACAGCAGGCCGCCCAGTGGAACGGTGCCCATCCGATAGTCCTCGCGGCGCTCGACCAGCCGTTGCCAGTCGGGCGCTTCGCCTTCCTCGACCCAGGTCTCGCCCAGCTCGGTGTTCTTGAAAGTCTTAATCGCGGCGGCCGATCCCGACTCCTTGTTGACGGCGGCTTCCCACGCGGCGGCAATGTCGCGCCACGCGCGCCAGCCCACCGGGCTGTACAGCGACGACAGGTGAAAGCCTGCCGTCTTGCCCTCGGCCATCGCCTGCCACTGCCCATGCTCCAGCATCCACGTCTTGTGGTGTTCGGCAATCGCGGTGCCGCACGACTCGCATATGTAGGCTGCGGTTTCTGGCTGCCCCTTGTCCCACC